TCATCATCTTCTTCAATAAACATTGCTGCTGTACCAAAGGTAATTAGATCGTGGTATAATTCAAAAATTTCTTGTTGGAAGTTAGAACGATTAAACGCAGTGTACATTGTTTCGGTTGCAGACTCTAACCAAAGTTTTGCTTCTTCTTCGTTATCCATATCCTCTTCTTTAAATCGTAAGGTAAACCAAGGGGTAGAAGGGTTAGTCAACATACCATGTAGAGAAGCTGCTAGTAATTCTACTGCTTGAATAGGAGACGAATCAAAAATCATCTCATTTCTTTTATCTCCTCTGGCTCTGGTTTTAGTTACATCAGCTTTTCTTGGTTGCATATAATCTGCAACTTCTTGCCAGTGTGTTTCCCAGTTTTGCCTTTGACCTTGTAGTTTGTCAAATCGTGCTAATAAACTTTTACTTAAATCTGTTTTTGCCATTATGATCCTAATAGACTTTTCTTACCTAGTGTAGCATCTCCCTCTACTCCTGCTGAGCTAGTTAGAATAGTTGCTGATCTTCCTTTTCGTTTTGTTTTAACACTGGATGAATATCCATCTGCATCGGTTGCTGTGCTTTGAGAAACTTCTGCTGCGGTTGGAGCTATAGTAGTAGCTATTGGTTTTGCTACTACTGGAGCTGGCTTTGGTTTTGGTTTTGCCATTACTGACTTTGTTATTGCCGCTACTGCTCCCATGTTAATTAGTCTCTCTAGTTAAGGTAGATTTAGTTTCTGTAACTCTTACTTGCTCTACTTCAGGTTTTTTAATTACTTCTTCTGCTTTTAAAATTACAGGTTCTTCTTTTTTAATTTTTACTTTGGTTTTTTTTGGTTTGATTATTTCTTTTGCTATTTTAATTATGTTTCTAATTCCCATGTTATGATCCTAATAAAGTTTTCTTTTCTATCTCAGCATCGCTGACATCTCCTAAAGGTCCAGTTAGAATCGTAGACTTTCTACCTCTTCTTTTTCTTTCTACTGCCGCTTGTTCTTTAGCAATACTTTCTTTTTCTTCTGCTGAAATTTCTGAAGAAGGCATCTCAGGAGCTGGTGCTACTGGTGGTAGTGATGGCATCTTTGGTGAAAATAATGAACCCATATTTATATTATCCTATAACTATTATCTGCTACATTTTGTGGAGCAGCTTGTCTAGTATTAATTTCTTGAAGTCCCACAGCCAAATACCTCATGGCATCACAGGCGTGTGAACTCCAATCGTGTACAGGCTTAGATCTAAACATTCTGTTTTTATCTATGTACTTCCTGTGGTAATGTCTTAACGCATCTATTAATTTTTTGCAATGGTCTATGTCAATGTAGCATCTAGGTAGTGCCATGGCTGTTGCGTGTATACCATCCTCTAGTGGAATTTTTGGCACAACTTTAAATATAATTCCTAATTGATAAGCTACTTCCCTTCTGGTTTTTCCATTACTAAATTCCATTACCTCTATATCATGTGGACCAAAGTGATCCTTGTAGATGTACTCTTTGGAATTTATTACTTCTATAAAATGGGGTAATCCTTGTTTTCGTTCTTCATAGTAATCTACAATATTAATTGCTGAACCTAGTTGTTGATAAAATATAATAGCAGTATGGTCTGAAACTCCTATATCCCATGCGGTAGAGACTGGCAAAGAAGGATCGTAAGGTACTCTAGTAATCTGCCTTTTGTCATCCATCTTTTGCATAACCTCTCCGTATACAGCTCCTTCAATGTTAGCTATCCAATCACATTCAAACTCTTGCTTGAACTTGTTATCTCCCATAATCTCTTTTGCTTTTTCCAATTCTTCCTCATCTACTATTTTGGTTTTGCTTGCCTGTGCTTTAAAATAAAACCAATCACTATGGTTCTTTTGTGCGTGCTGGTACATATCGTAAAAGTTGTTATTCATTCCTTGTGGTGTACCTATAAATACGCAGTAGCCTTTTCTATCGGATAGAGCAGGTCTAATAATTTCTGGGAACAATCGTTCTGTTACATTGGCATACTCATCTATGACGCAACCATCCAAATAGATACCTCTAAGACCATCGCAGTTCTCTGAGCCTAGTAGGGTTATCCTAGAGCCATTAGGCAAGTCTACACGCAGCTCTGTCTCATTAAAGCGTACTCCTGGGATCTTATCACTAAACTGCTTGATGTAATCCCAAGCAATAGATTTAGCTTGTTTAAAGGTAGGTGCAATATAAGCAAACCTAGGGTTCTTCAGTTTGGATTGTAGTGCGGTCATTAGTAAATGATTAATCATCATCACTGTTTTACCAAATCTTCTATGGCAAACTAAGACTGACCATCTTTTTTCTAACATCTTAGAGTGAAGAAACTTCTGATGTTTTCTGGCAGTATAAGGAATAACTATATTCATTAATGTAACATGGTGTCTATTGTTCCACTGGTAGGTGTAAAGTCAAAAGATAACTCTGCCATAACCCAGCTAATATATAAATCAGCTATGTCTTTGTTAGGAAAGCCTGTGATCTTAATAACTACATTGTTAGTTTCAGGTTCTATAAATACTACAGATTGTATGTCTTTGCTATCGTATTCCATACATATGGTATTATTTTATTTACAAAAGGAGGTCTACCAAAAAAAGGGGGTGGGTTGTTTTGTGGATAGGGGGTGACTGGCTGTGTGTGAGCGTGGAAAAATCCCATGTATATATATAATATAAACGGCGGTCGCTTTATGGGGGGTAGGGGGGGTAGGCAAAACAAAAAACAAGTACGCACGCAGGCAAAACATTTAATCTATAGCATTTGTAGCTTCCGATAATATAAAGTTATCAGTCATTAATAAAATAAAGCCAGGTGTTAAGCCTGGTCCTACAATAATAGAATAGATCACCGAATATTTAATATGATTAAGCAAATGAGCGATGTATTAAAGGATACTAACTATTCAATCTCTTTACTCTCTTCACTCTCTTTAATAATACAGCGTAAAACATACGCTTTAAAATAGAAGTGTTTAAATTCAATGACTTAATATTTTAATCAATTTTTTATATTGACCTATTAACCAAAATAGTTAGAGTGTATTTAATAAACAAAACAAACAAAGGGAAACAAAATGTATCAAATAGACCATAAAGACGCTTTTGAAAATGCAATATCTAAAGGATTAAATATACCTACTGATTTTATGTATGTGTATTCAAAAGACAATAAAGACTATTTCAAAAATATAATGGATAGAAAATATATTAATTTTGAAAATGATAGTACAAACAAACCAAACCAATAGAGAGGATAAAACAAAATGAGCATAACAAAAAAACATCTTAACCAATTAGCAAAAATTGTAGCATCATTACATAGTGAAGTGCATTTCAGTAAAGATATACAATCAATAGTGATAGTTAATAATCTCATTGAAGGTTTTGCTGCAAATAATTGTGAAAATTTTGATTATAGAAAATGGTCCACATTTATAGCAAAACAAATTGAATTGAATAAAAAGCAAGATGAAAAGACAAATGTTTTTATTCAATCACTAAGAAAAAAGACGGCTTAAACTTTAGGGACTTATTACCCTATATTTTATAGGGTAATGAGATCTTAAAATAAGATCAAACAATGTTCTTTACTTATATATCCAATTTGGTAAGTTTAGAGCATAAACAAACAAAGAAAGGTAAAACAATGCAAACACAACAAGAAGTAATAAAAGAAATAGAAGTAAAAACAAACCAATATCAAAAACAAAATGACATTGAGTTTAAAAAAAATAAACACAACATCAATGTAGTTTTAAGAGGTGATACTAAGTATTTTCATGCGCACCAATGTGCTGAATTTACAAAAAATCTTTTAAAATATGGATATGACAATATTACAAGCGAAGAAATAAAAGACAAAGGCGTTTGTTTTAATAAATATTCAATTAATAATGGACATAACCAATATTGCAGAGACATTAAAAGATTCAACAATAAAGAGGAGATGTTGGGTTTTGTTATTGGGTACAATCAAGCAATTATTAATTTAAAATAATAAACAAACGAAAGGAAACAAAAACAATGATTAAATATGTAATACACGCTAAAAAGGAGGTTGCTTAATGTATAATATTTTATTGTATAGCGGTATTGCTTTAATTACTTCGGGGTTTTTATTGTATATCGTTTCGGTGATGATGATAACGCACTACGACAGAAAATTATATTTATTAAAACAAAAAATGAAGGGAAAACAATAATGAAAAAAAGAATACTTGAAATAATAGATTGCTCGTTATTCGTTGTGATACTTTGTAGCTTGTTATGGTCTTTAAAGTATAGCGATCAAATCAATCAATTAATTATTAGCTTAAAATAAGATGATAGTAGTTAATAAAAAACACTACTTAGAACAGCTTGAAATAGAAACTGTTTTGAGCATTCTAAGTAGTAAAGGCAGTATATACAAATATTACTTAAACAAACAAAAAAGAGAGGAAAAAAACAATGGATGAAATAAATGAAAAAATGGACCAGGCTTTAATGGATGATGATTTCAATCAAATTGAAAACATAGCATTAAATAAAAACCACGCTTATGTAAAAGTAACAGACATAAACTTATTTACTGGCAAAAGTAGAACTACTCATAGATGGGTTGATATATCTAATGTCGGTGATGATTACTGGGAGGATTTAAGCAGCGATTGTCAGGCTTATGTCATGTCTTTAGATAAATATAAAAATATGGACTATGATACAATGATTGATGATTATAATAAACCCATAGAAAAAATACATGATGATGCTTTGAAATATTTTAAAGATCAAATCAAAAAAAGAGAGGTAGCTTAATGGACCTAACATTAAAAGAGCAATGGACCAAACAAATAAAAGAGGCGGTGGAAAATGGTAAATCTTCAAATCCACCTTATCAAGTCATACCTTATAAAAATGGTATGGGTATCAAAAAAGTAATAATACAAAAAAGAGAGGTTGCTTAAATGAATATCAATTCAATAGAAACTTATGAAAGTTTTAAAGATGATCTAAGACAATGTATAAAATGCAAATCTATGTTTCATTATGAAGATGTTTTTTTAGACATAGCTGAAATATGCGATGCAACAGAAGAAAAAATGACTGAATATGAAAAAAAACATTGTGTTGATTTGCAAGACTGTTGGTGTGAAAATTGTGCTAGTAAAGCATTAAAAGAAATAGAGGAGGTTGCTTAAATGGTGGACCAAACATTAGACGCAATAAGAATGGTACAGGAAAATAACAAAGCTAGAATGTACCATAAAAGAAAACAAGCTGAAGAGCAGATCAAACAA